ATTTTATTTTTTTCATTCTATTTCATCTGCTCTTCAACTTTGTTTAGTAACGGTGATATCGCCCACAGGTTCTGAAATGGTAGCATTTTACGAACCGCGTGGGTTTGCTGGCTATCAAATTCCCCGTTTAATACCCCATGCGCCACCGTTGCAGCATCACCACCGAGATCGAATGTCGGACCCAGCATAGCACCAATGGCATTGCGGCTTTGGAATCTGGATACCGGCGGCGCACCAAACATCGCGCCAAGACCAAACCGGCCGCCGCTAACGTTCTCGACGGTATTCAGTGGCTCAGACAACCAGCCAATCATACCGCCACGGTCAATCCCCTCTTTCACAAGGTTATTCCAGCTGTAGTCGATATCGCGGCCGCTAAGCTTTTGCTTCATCATATAGACCATAGACCCGAGTGCGACAGTACCCAGAGCGCCCAGATAGAATGATGCATCCCCCTGCTGAATACCAGATACCAGTACGCGATTGTGCTGAGCAAAGATAAACGTTTTGAACTGGGTGATCAGTTTCCACCCCTCTTTACTGAAGAACAGCGGCGTATCGCCCACGCCAGGGGTTACAATCACCGAATCGACATCCTTCAGCACCGCGGCCTGGAATATCTCCCTAACGTGACGATCGTCCCACAAGTGGCTGTGGCCGGTTAGAAGTCCATCCATATCCTCGCCGTGCTTACCGAACTGCTCACCGATGCGCCGCAGCATATCCTCATTGATACCAACCTGCGCCATCTTGCGTAATTCGGTTTTGGCTATCTCGCCGCCGCTGGATATCTGCCGAGCCGCATCAAGTATCCTCGACTGCACAATCATTCCTGACCACGATTTAAGCACGCTGTTCCACTGGTTCATCAATGTCCAGTTCCCAAACTTTTGCGTCATCCAGTTAAGACCGCGCTCGAATGCAGTGCGCCGGCTGTAGGGATCGGTCAGGTCGGCAATAGCTTTGGTTCGCGTTGAAAGAACGTACTCCAGGCCAACAGACATTTCGCGTAGGTCTTTTGTGGCGATCTTTACGGCATCCATGTTCCTTAGCATGCTGGCCATAGGACCGAGAGATTTACGCAGACCATGCTGCATCATCGGCCGCATCAGATCGGTGGCCGCGGCGACGGTCATGCCGCCAAGCAGGCGAAGGAAGTTAACATTCCTTGCAACCCGCCCGGCCCGAACGAAGAAACTGCGAGGATCCTGCGGGGCGCCGTAGGTGCCTAGAAGGCGGTCGCGCATTGCAGTTATATCCCTGATATCTGCTTCGCGTTGTTTTTCAAGCGCTGCACGTTGTTTAGGCGTTTTCGCCTCTTTGATCAGCCGCGTATATTCTTCGCTAACCTGGCGAATCTGATCCCCCATGTCTTTACGGCCGAACTGCGCAGTCAGTTCGATTTCCGGAGCCACCTGCCTGAGGTAGCTTTCCATGATGTGATTGACATCTGACTCCAGGAAATCCTCTATACGTTCATCGGGAATAAGCAGAGTTCGGCTTTTGGTGAAACCAGCCCGGCCAACGAGTCTCTCCGGGATAATATCGGCAGGAACAAGTCCGGAAGGTGCGCCGATTATTTTATTCACGATCTCGTCAGCAGCGTCCTCTGCTTCCTCTCGGGATAGAGGTTCCATCTGCTTTAGAGCCCGCTCGCGGCTTGCATTCAGCCTTGTGGTTGAATTTGCCCTTTTTTGCAGTCGGCGAAGCTCAGAACGGTATTTCCGTGGGTTATCCAGCAACTCCATATGGCGCTGATAGACCGGAAGCTCTTCTTTAGCCTGAGCTATATCATCAAGCCGTGTTTTAAGATCAGAGCTTTCTTTCATCATTCTGGCCTGAAGTCTTTCTGATGAAGTATCAGCCAATTGTTTTTCTATTCTGGTAAGGCGCGCCTGTGTGTCAGCTTCCTGAGATATGAGCTTATTGCGTTTATCCAGCTCTTCCATGAGTAGGATTTTTTTCCCGGACCATTTCTCGGCTTCGGCGATATCACTCGCCAGGGCCTCAGCGCGCGGCGCTGATTCCTCCGCATTTTTCAGACCTGCATTTATCTTTTCAATTCTCTGCCCGGCTTTATCAGCTCCTTTAGCACTAATACCCTGTATCCAGTTGGCTATCCTCCCCCTGAATTCAGTGCGGTCTGAAAGTATCTTATCGAACTTATAAATACGTGGAAGATAGCTTTGTGCCGTCACAACATCGACATCTTCCGGAAGGATCCCAAGCTCCTGCATACGGGCTTTTGTGCTCTCGAAAATAGGTCGAATACTGGCGGCCGCCTGCGCCACTTCAGGAATATCACTCTGATCGCCGCGGCGCATAGCCATGCCCACAGCCTCATTGAAATCTACAAAGTTCATCCTCTTCGCACCGCTGGCGCTGACTGACTTGCTGTACTGCTGATAAGCGTCTCGGGTGGTTTCCATCTGCTTATAGAGCATGGCATCGTATTGCTTAATCTTTGTTTCTGCTGCCGTAAATGTAGCTAGGCCTTCGTCATTTTTGGCAAAGAAATAGTTATTCTCAGCCAGTTGCTGGTTTATCTGTCGGGAAACCAGTGATGGAGACTGAGCCAGCCGGCCAGCAGGCGTGACGCTGAGTGTTTTATTTGCGAGACCAAGCCCAGCTAGTTGCTCCTGATCTAGCGTCGTATTGAACACCTGCGCGGCGCCAATGCTCTGCGGAGAGTCCATGCCCCGCAAATTTTCACCAATGGCATTAGCAACAGCGGAGCGCTGAGCGGGCCCTGCAAGAACCTGTGCGCCAGCGCCAAGAATACCGCCAACAAGCGCATCAACCGCTACGTTTGAAATGCTCTCCATCGCCGATCTTGTTTCCTGCGTCGCCTGCAATGACGCTTCTGACGCAACTCCGCCTGCGGCGTTAGCTAAGGCAAAGCGCCCAGCTGTTTCTGCTATGCTCCCGCCGCGGGCCACGGCTCCGGCAGGAATGAACATCGCAGCGACGTTAACCGGATCAATCATTCCCATTGCCAGACTTGAAATCGTTCCTGCGCCTCCGACCTCGGATAGATATTCCCTGTCCGCCTTCTGCTGATCTATGCGGTGCTTAATAGCAAGAGTTTCCTCTGGCGATCCGGAGTTGATAAATGAATCAGCAAAGTCCTCATAGCCTTTAATATCTGCGGCATCATTATCAAACGGGTTATAGCCGTCAACTCGGTCAAACTGGCTGAACGGAGCGCTGGCGATAAAACTACCCAGGGAGTTATCTATGCGGAAAGCTGCTTGCCTGGATTGCTGAACGCGCTGATCGCTGGTAAATGGATTTACGGCAGAGAGCAAAGAAGGCGTTTCCATATAAAAATCGCTGTCATCTGGCGTGGCTATCTGCTGAATGTCCTCGCCAAGCAACTCTTTCGGATCCTGTTCATACGTCGGCATTATTTGCCCCCTGCGTAAATGTTGCTAGGAAGGTTATTGGCTGAACCATAGCCAAAAGGCTTAGTCAGATCTGGCGGCGCATAGCCTTCATTGTTACTGAACTGCGGTAATGGATTTCCTTCTCGCTTCACTCTAGCCTCATCGACTCGTTGCTGCTGGAACTGCATGGTTTGCCTGTACATCGGAGATGTCTGCTGATCTGGTTTGAAGCGAACGGGAAGCCCATTCTCACCATAATACGGACGGACATCATCGTAACCGTCCTTATTTTTCTGTCTCACCATGACCGCATAGCTTTTATCTCTTGGCGTGACACCATCAGGAACGATAACCAAATCAGTATCACTACGAGCACCACCAAAAGCTTTAGCTTTAAGCTCATTTTTCTCCTGATACCATTGGCCTTCTATCCAGTTACCGGATCCACTGTTCACCCCATAAAGCGCTTCTGGGGCATATTTCATAACCTCTGCACTACCATTAATAGTAGAAACTCCCCATGTGGTTCTGATCATGGCGTTGGTCATTTTCTCAGCCTGGTCTGCATCGCCCCCAGTCTGTGCAAAGTTTGCATCGTAAATTGTCTGGTAATCACGTTGATAGGCCGCATTTGATTTGCCTGGATCGGTAATGTCTGGAGACCACGAACCAAATGAGGTCAGGCTGCTAGCGTTGTTTTGTGCAGCAGTTGTTCGTGCGGCGACATATTTTTTGTCTCGCATGGCAGTGGAAAGCATCTGTTTCATCCGGTCATCCTGCTGGAATACCTGGCTATATGCCATGTCCACAGCCTTATCCTCCGGAACTCCAGCGCGGGAATAATCGTAAACCTTCCCATAAAATGCCATCGTTCCCTTATCAAGGGTTGCCGCGGCCGCCGGGTTATTATCGAATAACTGGCCGTAGAATTTTGCCATAGGAACAACCAGTGCAGGATCTCTTGAGGTTGCTCCGCTGTTAAGCATAGTTTTGACCTGCGTTGGTATCATGCCGCTTTTAGTTGTGACGGTGGCCAGCGCATTGATGCTCTGCGGATCAGATATCGAAAACGAAGGCGCAATATCCTGAGCAAAGTAATGGTCCACGGCTGCCTGGTTATTTTTGTCGTTAGGATCTAAGGGGAAGTTATTTTGCAAGGATGAAACTAAGCGGTTGCGCCCCTGTTGTGCCTGCCACTCTGTATCCATTTGCTTAAATTTGCTCTGCATTTTCTCCCATCGTTGCTGGTTAGCTGCAAAGCCAGGAGCATTTGGATCCTGAGGGCGAAGTCGCTCAAGAATGTCCTGTCGTCCTTCAGGGGTAAGGTCCTTAGCTGCACCAATTACGCCGCCATATTGTATCTGCGCCTGCATATCTTGCCATTTCAACGCCCCAACGCGAGGGCCATTAGCCCGGATAAAATCAGCCTCAGAAGGTAATTGAGCCGGTCTAAGCCCCTCATCAAGAGCTGAATATGCATCCTTCACTACAGAGCTAAGTTGTTCAGCATACTGCTGACGGTACTGGTTATTAAGCTCGTTAGCCTGCCTCAATGCCTGCATTTGCATTTGAGGGCTCATAGCATCAAAAGCGGCATTTCCCGTATAGCGCTTTGGTGAATCAAGGTTAGTTAACCCGAGCGCAGCCGACACGCCAGTTTCAAGCTGGTCAGCACTATATGGAACACTGCCATTTTCATGCTTAACAATACCGGCACACAAAGCTGCAAGGGTTTTAGGGTTGGACACATCAAGCGGGTCATTAGCTCCCACACCAAGAGCGCTGCACAGCGCCTTGATATAAGCATCGGTGTTATTGCCATCGCTGGCCGGCGCCCAACGATTAACGATCTCGCTCACGGTGTCGTATCCCTGGCGCTGGTACGACAGCAGGTTTTTACCCAGCGCGCGGATCCCATGCTCGGGCGTCGCAAAAGTAGCAAAACGGCCATCACTCCCCGTCTGCCCCTCCCAGGGGTTTGAACCTGCTTCAATATTACCGGGGTTGTTATTCCTCAGGCCCCTGGCTGCGCCAGAGTTACCGTGAGCCACAACGCGGCCAACACCATCAAGATCTCCTGGTTCGCCGTTTGTTTGAAGTAGTTCGCTGTATTTTTGAGCAATGTTTCCGACCCAGGCCGATTGCCCCATCTGCTCCTTCAGCTGCGTTTTCTGCTGCACGCGCCATTCATCAGGCATGCCATGAGCATCAGCATACTGATCAATAGCATCAAAACGCTGTTTGGCAAGACCCACGAAGGCCTGGTTATCGTTATAAAGACCGGTGGACTGAGTTACGGCCAGGGAGTTCCCAGAAGTAAACGCCTGATCCTGAAACTGCTGGAACTGGCCAACCTCATACCGGCGGGCCTGGTTGTGAAATGACTGCATGGACTGCTGCAATTGAAAAGATAACTGCTGACGGGCTTCGCCATCCGGCACGGTACCCAGCAAGTCCTGAGCTTTCTGCTGCATGTTCTGCATGACGACATCGCTTTGCCCGAGCGCAGCCTTTCCCTGCTTCGTTATCAGACCATTGTCAGGATTGTTGAACTGGTCATCACCGAACTGATTAAACTGCAGCAGAGCATCCTGGCTAAGCGCTACATCAGCCTTGCGCTTTGCATCAGCCATCATATTGATCGACGTATCAGCAGCCTGCTGGATGCCCTGCACCAGCGGATTTTCCGGGACACGGAGATTACTCGTCATCACCGGCGCGGTTTGCGTCTGGCTCTGGCGTTGATATTGCGGAACGGTTGGCATAGTCAGCTCCTTTTACTTAGCGGAAAGCGGCTTCCAGGTACCGCCCAGCGTCTTGTATGCATTAAGACCGGTCAGCGTGGAGTTGAGCAGTGTTGAACCTGCGCCAAGCATTCCGGACTGCTTATCAATTTTCCCTTGCGCTCGGCTGGTATCAGCCTGGAACTGCAACCCGGCTGCCTGTCGCTGGCCATTGTTGATGGTTGTCAGTGCGTCAAGCGTCCCCTGCTGCATGGTTTCAGTTGTCAGGTCCAATGCGTTACCGCTCGTCAGGTCGGCGCCGTTAGCCGCCAGAGCGGTGGTCTGTTGACCGGCAACCCGCCGGGCCTGCTGCCGCTGCTGGTATGCCTGGTCATTAGCTGTATTGATAGTGTCGCGGGCGGCCTGCTCCTGAGCGTCGGCGTTAGCGTTCGCCAGCGCGGCGTTAGCGCGGCCTGTCTGGATCTGGCTGTAAGCGCTGAGACCGCCAGAGACGGCGGAAACTGCCAGCGCTGCGGTACCGACATCACACATGGTCGATCTCCTTCGTAAAGTGGTGAAATGGCATGCCCTTTAATCCGTATGGCTCAGGATCTGCCAGGGTGAACCCCATCCAGTGAAGCCAGGATTTTGCTGCGTGGTTACGCGCATCTACGTAATTTTCAAGCACGCGATATCCGCGTGACATGTCACGAAGAATCGGTCGGCAGTGGCGGAGGAATGTCAGCGGCTGATGCTCAATGTGGTCGGTGCTTACAAGCCACGGAATACCGCGCCCGGTGATGATCGATGCAGGAGATATACCGAAGATGGTTACCACCTGGCCGTTAATCATCCCTGCAGCGGCTACCGAAGCGCTTTTCATGGCGCGAGTGATGACTTCCGCCGGAGTCATACCGGCTGCAGCCATAAACTCATTGTGGTCTGCCTGGCGGACATGCGGGAGAATGGCGCTGATGTGATCGTCAGTAACGCTGACTATCTCAACTTTTCGCATATCAGCCTCCTACCGTTACGCGCGGTATAATGGCCAGAATGCCAAGCGGCAGCGGATCGGAATGGCTAATTACAACCCGCCCGTTACGCTCCCAGTTTGCATCGAGGTTCATATCGATGATGCCCGTCTTTAGCCCTACCGGGTCATCGTAGAATTCCCACTCACGCTGGGTATACTCCAGCAAGTGAGCATCATCTGTTCCGGCCCAAACCGAGCGCCCGCTGTTGAGCATTACGCAAAGCTGATTGATGAGTTTGGTCTTATCCAGCAGCGTAGACTGCCCTGCAACGTTCACGTCCAGCGTTTCGATAACCGCGGCTACCGGCAAACCGATATGCACCACTGACGAGTGGTTTTCGATCGTCACTTCGCCACCTGATACAACCTGCTGAGGTTCAACGTTACCGTCGGCAAGAATGCTAACCGCCTGCCCCTCGAGGTGAGACAGTCCAGCAAATGTCCGACGTGCTATCGACCATGTTGATTGCGCAGTGTTGCGCAGCGCTGTCGGCACATCACGGTTTGCTAATACGGTAGCCACTGTTGATGAGATAACACCAGCAATGCTTAAACGCATCGACTTGCTGACACCGCCTTCGGTGTAGGGAATATGGATCTCGTAATCAGTGCTCGATGAGTCGAAGATTGCAGAGCTGCACGTTAGCGTGAATTCATCCTGGTAGGTCCAACCCCCGGCCGAATTGATCGTCATTGTGCGTGAAGAGTCGGTGTTTTCTCCGCTGTAAGACAGGCCAGAATCCACGAAAAATGCATCCTGCTGTTCTGTAAACTGTCTGGTGTTCAGTCGCTCAATATAACGAACTGTCGATCCATTCACCGTACGGCGAATAAGCGCATAGACCGCATCTTCCTGCCCTTCGCTAATACTGCAGATCGATTCGACATAGCCATTAGTCATCGGGTGCGGATGCCAGGCATATACCTGCTGCTCACGGAGATAAGTCAGGCCAAGAAGCATGCCGTCACTCCTCGCACACCATGCAACGCTGAACGGCTGTACAGACAAAGCCCAGTCCCTGATGCTGTAACCGTTAAACAGGTGACTGGCAAGAAGGGTCAGATCACTGGATTGATAGCTGTCCTGGTCGAATGAGTAAAACAGGTCACGGATGATGGAGCCCTTCTGCTGAACGTACAGTGCAACGCTGCCAACGTTGATTGGCGCCAGATCGCTGCTACCGTTGAACGACTGACCGGACATCGCAAAGCCACCGGTTCCCGTCAGGTTGCCGTTGCTGTCGCCTGTCACCTTGAACTCTCCGCCGCTGGTCAGCACGATAAGCTGACCGACATCGAGAAGGTGCAGGATTTTGTTCAGCTGGCGACCGGCGTAGTTATAGGTGATCGCATCGTCGTCAACCTTCGGGTTGCTGCGATAGAAGTTGTGATAATCACCGGTACGGCTACACCATATAGTTTGAGGAAATGCCCGGCTGCCGCCGAAAATCAGCCTCTGCTGGTAATAGGTAACTGTACCCGGGTAGCCGTCTGTATCGTTCCAGGCATAATGCGCCCATTTGTAAGTGGCGAATGTGCTACCTACCACTTGCGCCGGCAGCTCGATCTCACCATCCTGACGTGGCACAACGTCGGCCGTTGCAGTTAGTCCATCTCCGGCGACGGCGGTAATACGGCACACGCCAAAACCACTATGCAGATAACGCCACAGCACACCGTTACGGCCACCAAGACCCCAGCCATCCCAGGAATCTCCCGTTGTATGGGTAGGAGCAACAGTGCCGGTTGTGCCATTAGAACCGCCGTCAACACAGCGATAAAAGTTCTCCTGATATCGGCACTCGTCACCGATCCCGATGTCTTTATCGGTTTCCCACCGACCAACACTATCTACCGCTTTCTGTTCCATGTAGAACAGTTTTCCCACGTGCTGGCTTTTGAAAATCGGGCTGCTGGCAGTCAACGTTACGGATCCAGTTCGGCCTGAGGCATACACAGTTACCGAGTCGTCTGTGTTCAGGTCCTGGAATGGCCCGCTGGTTGTTGTCACTGCGGCGGTGCGCCAGTCAGCCTCTCCGTAACGGCGGATCTCAAGCGGCGGATAATCGTTGTGGCACACTGTCATCACATCGGCAGACTGCGTAAATTTCAACTCAGAGATCACGCTCACCGGCCATGGGGTAGCCACTTCAACAGGGCTGCCGCCGTCCGTAACCAGCGCGCCGTTAGACCAGACACGGAAATAGTGATCGCCGAGCTCGAGCGCATAGGTTTGCGATACGCTGAACTGAAAAGGTATTAGCCGGCAGTAACGGTCTGCATATTTCGCGCTCCCCAGGAACCGGAAACCGGGACGATTTTCAATGCCACCTGACTGCCGGACGATAAAGTTGCGGCAGCGGCGCAACGACGTCTGGTATTTTTCAAGATCGATTCGACCATACAGTGAAGGAGATATCTCGCCGCCTGCAAGCGACGGCTGCACCAGTGAATAGGCCATCAGCAGATCCTCGCACTGGCAAGGTCAGACATCGCCTGCTGCGGTTCATGTGCCTCATCCAGAGAGCGTTGCATGGCCGCCGTAAGCACCTGCTGATAATTGGCCATTGCCTGCTGGCCGAGACTGGCATTTGCCGCGATAGGCATGGCTATTTCTGCCGCCATACGCCACGAAAGCGCATCAGCGAACAGGGCATCAAACATCGTCGGGTCAGTAATGCTTTTCACGTATAGCAGTACCGCCTGAGACTCATTGGTATGAATGACGCGGCCAGTGCCATCTTCATTGCTGCCAACTTCAAAAACAGGCTTATCCTGCAGAACGATATGAGACCCAGTGAACCACTTCGGTAATATGGCAGCTATGCGCGCGCAGTCGGTCGGGTACTGATACCGGAACAACCATCCCGGCGCAGGGTCGCCAAGGTCGGCCAGGACAACGCGCGACATGGCAAAGTTCCAGTCGTTGTCTGCCAGAACTGCGTCGCGCATGGACTCGTAAAACAGGTTGCAGGTATATGCCTCTTTGGTCTTTTCGGTGAGGCTATTAATCGTCCGGCTGTTGCCTATACGTGCCAGCGCGATATTGCAGATATTGATCACTGATGCCATATCATCCACCAACTAAAAAGGGGCTTTCGCCCCTTTGGTTATGAGGGCTTACACCCCGAGTTCTTTCCGCCTTTCGGCGATCTTCGCCTTCAGAGTTTCCGCTTTGGTATTGAAATGCGGCGCTTCGCCGAACATTTCTTCATACTGTTTGCGTAAATCGTCGAGCTCGGTTAACTCTTCTGCACTGGCCGGGACAATCTTTTCGCTCAGGCTGGCATCAACGGAAACCAGATTACTTCCCGGCTCACCGTCGTAGGTAACGATGTCGCCCGGCTCATGCAGGCGGCCATTGATGAATGACCGCTTAGCGACTTTGTACTCAGGCATTGGTTTGCACGCCTCCGGTGATACCCGCAGTGACTTTGCCAGTGGTCGGCGCAGTACCAGTCACCGTATAGTTCAGACGGATGTAGCGTTCCATCTTCATCGGCAACGTGATAACCGGAGACTTATAGCCCAGCACCAGAGACGCCAGAGGGATCGTCATGGACAGCACGTCCGCAGCGGAACTGAATGCAGAGTTGTCATCGGTTTGCACCGTCACAGTCAGGCTGGTCAGGTTGTTGAAACCTTCAACCACCTGGATAAGCAGCGGGATATCGCCATATTTACCGACATCTTTATTGCTGCCGGTATCAATGACGTTGGTCGAAGCAGCCGTGGCCGTAATGGCCTGAGCTGCGGAAAAAAGCGCTTGCTGGTCGAGCAGCATGATCCCCCCTTACGCCGTTACGGCTGATTCAGTATTCAGGATGGCGTCAGCGCGACGGATCGGAATACCCAGGAAAGAAACGATTTTCTTACCGGCATATTCGTCGATCGTCAGGTTAACGTTTTTCGCATTCATAGCCTGCTTGTGCAGCCAGGCATGGATGGTCTTGTTGCAGTAGATGACCTCTTTGCCATCGCCAAGCATTGCTACATCACGCGCGTAGTACGCATCGACCATCATGCTGATGAGGTCGGCGCCGGTTGCAGCATCTTTGGTCAACGTGGTGACATCGATGTTGCAGATGCGCGAGATCGAGCGCCAGTCACGGACTGACAGGCCGAGATGCCATTTGAACTCATCACGGTAAGCCAGGAACTGACCGCCGTTCGCATCGCTGACCAGGTCATTACCCAGATCCTGATGCTGGAACCCGGCGACCATACCTTCCGGATAGATCATGTGCGCGGTGTTCTCACCCCAGGACATGAACCAGATGGAGGTATTGGTAGAACCACTACCACCGGCGCTGAATACGTTCTCCGCGCTGGCCGCTTTGGAGGTGCTCAGAGTGTTGAAGCGCGGAGCCAGGCCCATGAACGCTTCCGGCTCAGCATCGGTATTGCCGTAGAATGTGTAGCGGGAAACCTTGTTGTTAAAGCCCTGCAGCTTGCCCATGTTCTCGGACACGCGGAACGAGTCCGCATTACCGGAGCGATCGGCCAGGTCTTTGTCCACAAAGCCAAGGTCGTACAGCATACCGGTAGTGTCAGTCACCGGAACGGTCTGGGTTTTGGTAGGCTGCACGCCCTGGTTGTAACGGCGCCACACCGGCTCGGGAATACCGGCACGAATGGTGGTTTTGTGCTTGGAACCGTCGTTACACGGCACGTAAATCGCATCGGTAATGACATCGTTGCTTTTCGCCAGTTGCTCGACGATTTTAGCGATCCGCCCGTTCTTGTCGGTACGGCTGTACACGTCAAGAAGAGAAGGCAGCGTCTGACCAATTAAAGCCATGATTACACCTCACTATTTTTTGCTTGGATAAAACGCTTCGACCAGATCGTTTTTCGGCGATCCGTTACCCTGGCCAGTGACGAAACTGTCTTCACTCATCAACTTGCCTACCTTTGCGAACGCCCGAACCATTTCCGGGTGATTACCCAGGCCGGTCGAGTCAAGGAATTCGCGGAACTCTTTCGATGCGAAGGTATCCAGCGCCTTCTGCGCGTGTCCGACGGATACCGTTAATTTGTCGCCACCGATTTCTTTGTCAGCCTTCGTGTCAGCTGCCCACTGTTCAACCTGCTGCCCCCACGACTCAGCCTGGCGGTTCTGGATTTGCTCCTGCAGTTGTGGCCACAGTCCAGCCAACTTCTGTGCCTGGTCATTAGAAAGACCAAGCTCGCGCGCCACGGGCTCAAACAACTCAACAGCTTTTGAGTCCAGCTCAGTGCCTTCAGGTGCCGTTAGTTCATATTTTTCTGGAACCGATGGTTCAGCAGAAGGAGCTGGCTTATCGCCAGTCGGCTCAGGTTTATCACCATCAGCTGGCGAAGGTTCTGGATCTGCTGCTGGTTGTTGCGCTGCTTCAGATTGCTCAGCCGCAGGAGTCGGGGATGGTTCGGATGCTGCTGGAGCTGCCCCACCATCTGCAGGCTGCTCATTGCACAAACGCCGATACATCAGACGCTCAAATAAATTCATCGCTATTCCTCGCTGGCCTCTTTGGCCATTGCCAGATACTGATCGGGACACGCTTCCATCACGTCGGAAAAGACTTTCAGTCCCGTGTTACGTTTTCCTTCGGCGAAGGCTGCCGAGAGCGCCTCACCGGTATAAGTCGTACGCCACACTCCAGCCTGCTCAATCAGGCGCCAGATGAAACGGCGGCCGTGTTCTGTCTCGCAGATGAGGCGCAGGTCATTAAGTTCGTTCTCGCGCCGTAACTGCTGCCTTTTGAGCTCATCTGCTGCCAGTTCTTCACGCTCTTCTTCGCTCAGGTAATCAGTCATTGCGTCACCGCCGGCTGCTGAGCAGCATCAGAGAGGGTTTTTAACAGGCTAGGGTCAGCGGTGTTGGTATCGCTCAGGGTCTTAGCAGTTGCACCAGCTTGCTGGGCCATAGCCATCATCTGCTGCTGTTGTTCCATTTGAGCGCGCTGCTCGCGCGTAGCTTGCACCTCATCATCAGAGTTAACGATCGTGGCCGGGACGCCGAGCATATTTCCGTACTCGTCAATCGTCTGGTCGATATTGAGTTTGTCGAGCGCCGCAGGATTGGCTTTTGCAAGATTCCCAACAAAGCCAACAAAGCGCTCAACGCTGCTGATCCCTATGGATTTCTGGGCCTGTGCCAAAATGGAGACATATTCAACTTTCAGAGGAGTGCCCTGCAGTTCTTCCGGAGGCTCAGGAAAGAGGTTGCGGCGCGCCATGATGTTGAATGTGCGATCAACGAAAGGATCAAGGAATTCATCATTAAGTCGCTCAAGTACTGGACCAAGCTGCAGGAGTTTCTCATCCTGCATTGCGGCCACAGCTTCCACTGGCATGCTCCTGGTGTTGATGGTGCTGAACAGGTTAAACAGGTCAGAGAAGAAGCAGGCTTCAATCATTTGGCGGTCATCAGCAATGCTGCCGAGCATGTCATTAAGCTGAGGGCTGACGGCGTAAGCCGGACGCACTAGCTTGGTAGCATCAACCTCATCAACATAAGTGACGCCGCCAGGGGCAAGGTTGATCATCTTATTTTTAAGACCTGTCGGGGCCACCATTGGCGGGTTAACAAGCTTATCGATCGCGTTAGCTTTGCGAATTTGCTCCAGCTGCAGCGCCTTACCAGTACCGAGCGCCATCATTCCCGGGCAGTTACTCCCGTAAACATCTTCCCCGTTAATCTCCCAGCGCGGTGAAAGGATAGGCGGCTCATCAAAACCAGCCTCACGAAGGAGCTTGTCACCGTCTCCGGACAACTCGAAATACACCGATTTGAATGCCTTGTTACGGGAATTCAGCTTGCCGTTCACACGATCGATATTGGGTTCTGTCAGATGGACCACATCGAACCATGCTTCATAATTCGCGTTATCCCAGGCGCCGCGCACGGCGTTACTGACGTTGTCCAGGCCAAACTGCATAACAATCTGGCGGGCAGTCATGGAGAAAACGCGATACGTGGTATCGACTGACAAACGATGCGAGTTTGACAGGTAGTAACTTCCGATCGGCAGAGGATGAGTACGAATCACATCTTCGTCGTCTTCGAGAACCGCCATAGCCGCGGTACCAAAAACACCAAGGTGCCGGTAGATAATCGGCAGGGACTGGTAGACGTTAGAGCGGTTCATGACGTCGTTCATCCTGGTCATGACCACATCAAGCCAGCGTTTTACCGGTCCATATTGCATCATCTCCGGATCCGGCGTTGCCAGCTTAAACCATGGGCGGGTTGGGCTGGTGATACCTGAAAGCATGCCTGATTGCAGAGTGCGGGCAGCTTTAGAGGCGGTAGGGTCAACGATGCGGGTATTACGCTTGCTGCCGTTGTTTCTCTCCGTCGTAAGAAAGCGTGTGCTGCGCGGATCGATAAATTCCGCCAGTTCGCGCCAGTGCTCCTCAAAGCTGGTGCGCTCATTTTTGAGCTGCCCCAGGTGTTTGAGGTAATGCTGTTTCGGAGAGAGTTCGGCCATGGATTACGCCCCGAGCAGGGTCTTACCCTGAGTGCCGCCAGAAGGCTGCGTTACACCCTGGCTCGAAGTCAGGATTGTTGATTTCTGCCCGCCCGCTGCGGCACGGCGACGACGATCGCTATCAGCGGCGTTCTGTACAGCAGAATCGGAAACCTGCGGCGCCGCCTGAACCTGCGGAGAACTCACTTTCGGCTTGCTGATGCACATTTTGCTGCGCTCCATACGCGTTTAAATTATTACCAATTTAACCACATATGATTTATTTGTCGTAGTGTATTGACCTTTTGACGATAAATTATTACCTTTTTGGTAAACACAACATGAAAGCGCACCCCATTCCCTTCCATTGGTGGCTTTGTCGTTACTCAGATGGCGGAGTGCGCTTCCAGGTGTGAAAGCATCCGGCGTATGGCACATGCGTCGATAGCGGTCCGGGGGCTCCTTGGTACATGGCCCAGCGGGTAGCCGGAATGTGCAAGCCATGCCCTGCATGCACGACAGCGACTCACCATCGTGGCGGTACGGTGTGACACCTCGGAAGAGACGAGGGCACAACAGGTAAGAGCATTGGGCATTTGATGGCTGTTCCACCCTATCTGATGTCGAGCCAAACCAGTGCTCTTTCCGTTGTGGTGAAGCTCAATGGCGAGCTAGGGAATAGTTTTGCGGTGAATATTCTAGATAACTAACCGCAAAATGCGCGTAACCCAATCGGCAGCGCACCGATGGAAGCCGGTTCGATTCCGGCCACCACACCAGAATCACGCCTCATGACCGTGATACCCGTAGTTCCAGTGCAAGTTTGGCGGTGGCAGTTATTCCCTTTATGACCACCGCCCTTTTTACAGCAGGACGCCATTGCGATGACTTCATGCTGTAAACCCTGTGACACCCAGCCAAGGACGGCACTTTCCATCATCCCTGTTTCGCCCGGTTCGTCCGGGCATTTTTTTAAGGTGAGATTAGACTATGAGCGACAAAGACATTGAATCTGAAATTCAGGCTAAAGGCTTAACCGCGCCGCGCGTTACGCCCGACCATATCGAAAGCATTATTGCTCAGGAGGCATATTTCACAGCAGAAGATGGTGCCTTTGGCGTAGCCATAAAAGCGAAACATACTGGCGGAGAGGTAAACTACCAGCCGCACGAATCACTTTCTCTGCTGACGTTCTGCGTCCTGGTGCTGCGCAACGGCTTCACCGTCACCGGTGAAAGCGCCTGCGCCAGTCCTGAAAACTTCGACCCTGAAATCGGGCGCAAGATTGCCCGCGAGAATGCGGTAAATAAAATCTGGATGCTGGAAGGTTACCTGCTGAAGCATAGACTGAGCGAAAAATAACGCCGTGACACGTCACAGTTAGCCAGCCGATGCGCTGGCTTTAATAGGAGGTTTCCATGCGGGAAGAAGAGCGCAGGCGACTCGACCCACTTAATCGCCTGTAGTGCCGGGGTTATGCATCCGTCACCACATTATCAGCCTCGCAATAGCGGGGCTTTTTCATGCCCACGGGTCGTACTCGCTGATCACGTTGGGCTGCTTGCCGCCGGCAGCAGGGAAATCTGAACGCTTCGTCACTGGATACGCGAACGTCAGAAGTAGCGCATCGCCCTTGCCAGGCGACCGGCCCAGACGCTCTTTGATATCCTCTTTCGGCTCCATGACGATCTTGCCGTCCACCCTCACCTTGTACTCTGCCGCGGACAGGTCGTCCGCCGTCTCCTGGTCGTCCAGCGCGCCGCCGAGCTTGAGCCACGTCTTGCAGGCGTTGAACATCTCGCCGCGCTTATTCAGCATCTGCGGATCCGTCGATGCGCCGCCGAACGGCACAAGCTGCCAGGTGCGGCCCCAGCCGTCACCGATGGACTTCAGACCGGTACCGTAGCCGAAGTCGATAAACACCGCGTCAGCCTGGTACTGGTCCTCAAAGTCGGCGATACGCTTCGCCATAATCAGATCGTCCGTGGTCTTGTTGCCGGTCCACAGCACTTTGCTGTGCAGACCCTGGCGGAGATAAATCACCGCATCATCCACGCCGGAATAAGCCGGGTCGACGCCGATTATCCGCGGGGCGTGCGCCACTTGCGCAGCGGTCACTACACGCTTCATCGCCTCATCAGTCAGCCCGGTAGGGATAAACTGCAGCTCTGAAGCATCCGGGAAGATCCCGCGCACGCGAACCTTCACGAAATCGCTGTCCTCGCCGTAGTCATCGACCCATTTCTGCAGCTGCTGCTTGTTGGTGCCTTCGACGGTGCGGCTGTCGATTTGCGCGCACTTCCAGCGGTGCTTGTATTTGCGGAAGCACTCCCGGAACCGCCCGGTGTTGCGCGTAGGGTTACCGAACGCCACCCAGATTATTTCGGTATCTTCGTCCGTCAGCGCGCCCTCAGCAACCTCCCAGACCAGATCCGCGATGTTGGATGCCTCGTCGAACACCACAACGATACGCTTACGCTCGTTGTGCAGGCCAGCAAACGCCTCGGTGTTGTGCTCAGACCAGGGAATAGCATCGGCGCGCCAGCGTTTGTCGTGGCCCGGATCGTTGCTGTACATCGCGGTGGCGGTGCAGGTGAACCACTCTTTCGTGATAGCCAGGTTCGACCATTTGATGATTTCCGGCCAGGTCTTCGTGCGCAGCTGGTTATCGGTGTTAGCGGTCACCACCACCTTGCAATCTTCACAGGTGGACATGGCCCAGTTAATCAGCATTGAGATGAACGCAGATTTGCCGATGCCGTGGCCGGATGCGCGGGAAATCATTAGCGGCTGGTGACGTGTCGCGGGATTCTGCAGGTGCTCGCCTATCTCGCGGAATGCGTCAGCCTGCCACTTGCGCGGCCCGCTGGCGTGCGCCAGCTCTGTGCCCTCCTCGCCCCACGGAAACGCATACAGCGCATAGCCCAGCGGGTCATGGGTGAAGCTGGCGATATCGTCGATCAGCTGTTCTTCCGGGGATAAAGCGGCGTCTGTCACTGGTCACCACCCTGGCGCTCTCTCAGGCGGCGCCGGGCGGCGGCCATGCGGTCGGCAATGGTAACGTTCACGTTAACTTCCATGCGTTCTTTGAACGCGTTAACGTCGACGTGCTTACCGATAAGCTCGAGGTTTTTCACCTTGTCGGGCCATTTCACCTTCTTCAGGATATGCTCGACATCCTCAACAGAGAGATCCGCCTCGCCATTCTCTTTTTGCAGAGAAGCCTGGGTCGTCTTGATGGTAGCGATATCCATAGCACTGAGAGAGGTACGCCAGACCTTCGGCCATTCAGCGATCGGCTTCATCCCGCCGTCATCGTTCAGGATATCCAGCACGTCCATCTGGTCGATTTCCACCAGGCGCAGCAGCACGTAATCGGCGCTGACGCGCAGCCGCTTGTTGCGCTCTTCCATCAGCTCAGCGATTCGTTTCTGGATACGCTCATCACGCATCATTGTGCTGGCTTTGACGTGGGCAGACTTTGGGGAGAACCCGGCATTGATGGCCGCCTGCGTCTGATTTTCAGGGCATTTCACATACTCCTGGGCGTAGGCTTCCTGCATCACCGTCAACGGTTTGTACTGAGTTGATTTGCGCTTCGGATCCTTTGGCATGGTAAACACCCCGAAAATAATTACCCTTTCGGTAATAATACCATGCCGCCAGCGATGTTACATGATCGGAATATCATCATCACTCACCCACCCGGCCCGGTTTATCAGGTAGGTAACGACTCCCCGCACTTCAACATCGTCCAGGGCATCCCCTTCCAGCGCCTCACCATCATCAGTGATCAGCGCCTGCCCGCGGACAACAGCGAATTCAGTTTTTCCGGCATATGCGATAAGGACATGATCACCCTGCTTTGGCCGGCGGCAGACATCGACGATGGCATAACCGGCGGCAGTCTCCAGGGCGCGACAGTTGGCGTCATACTGACAAAGGCGGGAAACGGTTAACGTTTGCTCAACGTAGTCTGCGGCAGGTGATGGAAACCCCATGATGACCTCACATAAAAATGCTGTATATTTAAACAGTATAATCATGCGAGAATTTAGTCAATCTGTCGTGACATGTCACAGAGGTAGTTTTGTTTCGTGCCAGCCAAGAGTGGCCCAGCACTGAGAGTCACCAGCGCAAGGGCAGGATGCCACCGGCAGTTGATCGCCGCACTTGCCGCAGCGGCGTTTGCTGATGGCGTTAATCCGGCCGCGCACCCGGGCGTCATCCTGGCGGATCAGCAGCGCGATGTACTCGGCCATTTCGTAGGGATCACGACCAGGGCGCCGGGCGGCGCAGTTCCTCGCCAGCATTTCCGACTCCTGCTCGTCAAGCACCAGTTCAATCTTGCGCTCTCCGGCGGCTGACTGCCGCGCGCGCTGCGCGGCTTTGCGTTCTGCGGGGGATTTACGCATCAGTCCTCCCTCACAATAAGTTTGTAAGCAAGGGTCGCAATGATCTTTGGCCACAACACAATGAAGAGCAGCAAGCACAGTATGTTATTCTTAATGCCAGTTGTTTCATCGGCTCTTGTTATTTGCGCCAAAATCCACAAAACAAGACCGATGGAGAAATACCATTCCATCACTTCACCTCCTGCGGGGCGCATGGAGGCGGCATCCAGTGGGTTACCAGCACGTGCTCTATGCAGCATGCTGCTGGCGCATCAAGCCTGTCGAAAAACAGCCCTGAGTGCTTATCGAAGAATGATACAAAGCGATGGCCCATTTTGTTTATGGTGAGCACCTCCTGCTCATCCTCCGGCATCCGCTCGCTTACAGGAATCCATCTATCTGCAACACTATCGACGCTCTGTAGCGAGTTGAGAGTGGGGGTGTTATGCGGGGCGGCTGCGAGCATGGCGGCGCGGCAGGCGTTCCAGCCTGCACTAAAGCCAATTTTCGGTTCGCATACGCCATTGAGCATCATTCTCCCGCGCTCATCGCGCACGTATGCATCCGGCACTACCGACGCTGGCTGTGGAGTGGTACGCCGAGCATACCTAAACCCGGCCCGGAAGGAGTCCGAAAGCTGGCTGTGGCCGTCAACCTTCAGGCGGTGAAGCTGCAGCGCGGCATTAAGCTCATCGTCGGTTACAGCTACCGGCGCGCGGCCATATGCCGCATAGATGGCATCGCAGATAGCTTTACATTCAGCCAAAACATCGGGTTCAACATGCGTACCATGCAAGCCGCCAAAGGTTTCTTCCAGTGTCCGGCGGATATGTCCGATACCTTCCATAGCTGAGCGGAAGTTTTCTATGGCCAGCTGCTCGCCGTCCGGAGCTGGCTGCGCATGGCGATATAGTGCGACATCACCCATCATGTGCTTTGGACCCATCATTGCGGTTTCATCACAATAGACCTCCGCAATCGCTTCTTCACTTGTCCACGCCACTGGCTCGCTGTCCATTGCGGCCAGCGCGATTTCAAACAACGCCGCACATTGGTTTACATGGGCGCGGCCTTCACCCGTTATCTTCGTGTGACGGCAAAACTCAATTTGCTCCTGCGCCTTTTTAATTAACTGCTTTCTGGGTATGGTTGATTTGGTCATTGGTTGGCTCCTTCTGCTGCCCGGTTAACTATCACGCCGTCGTATACTTCTTTGAGGTGGCCGCGTAAGTCCATGCGACGGAGCGCGCTAAACATGTAATCGCATTCCGCCTGTTTGTTAGCCTGAAATGGCTTGCTGTCCCGGTTAACCCACTCCCAGTTTCCAGGCCAGCCGTGAACCTTCTTAACCCGACCTTTGACCACATGAAGCAATCCCCAGCCAGGCTGCAAATCCTCAATATTTACGATACCCGGCTCACTAATCATGAAACGCCAGTCTCCCATGCCCTTCTCGGGTTCAACACGGAAAGGCTTCTTGCGGTCGGCCAACAAGTCAGAACGAGAGCATTTAGCCTCAATCAGACAACTGGCCCCATTGCGAAAGCCGATTGCATCAGCCTGCTCACCGTATGGCGTCCATGCTCGGAACCGGTCATGAAAGGCCACCTTGAAACCGTTGTTTTGCAGAAAGCGGCAGGCTATCTGGCAAAGCTCATCGTGTGTAAGTGCCATCACTCAGCCTCCCACTTGATGCCAGCGGCGGTAAGCATCCCTTCAATTTCCCAGCGTGCATAAACCGGATAGCGTTCGGAACCATCGCAGCAGCAGTCTTTCTCGCTGTGAGATACCGCTACATCATCCCAGTAATCATCTGGCGCATGACCTGCCTGAATCCAGATTAAGTGAGCGTGTGGCTTCGGCATCTTCACGGTGACGGTGCGGGACTCCTCATCCAGAGGCGGCAAGTCTGGAGTTGTCGCGCCAAACAGAGCCGCCAGTGCGCGATAGTTCTGCTCGCTGTGATAGCGACCTTTGCAGCGGACCAGCTTCTCGGCTGCTGCGTTGATGGTCTGCGCCTTCTCCAGCGCCTCTACCAGCTCCAAGGTCTCCGCCGGGGAAAGATGCTCACCACATTCAGCGTTGATTCTGGCTCTCTGCGCCAGTTCGGTGATATCAGTTGTCATGCGGCACGCTCCATTTCTACCAGGCCGACACGAACCGCATTCAGGATGCGATCGAGATATTGATATTTCGGATTGGGCACAGACGGCCATCCGGCATACCAGGGGTCGTCGCCAAACAATTTCAAAAGTTTGTCCCCAACGATAAAATCACAGCAGTTCGCCTTCACATCCTCAGCGTTTTCTGCCTCTACCCACATATCCCTGGCTTCCTCTGCATCGATTTCCTGCTGACGCCGGAGTTTGATGATTTCACCCTTTACAAATTCAAGGTTGGCGTCGTTATCATCATCAACTGTGCTTTGCAGTTGCGGGTCGAAATAGCCGATAAGGTAGTCATTGCTGACACGCTTAATGAATTCCTGAACGGTGTCTCCGCCCATAGCAAACCAGGCGCCGGTCCACGCCTTTCCGAAGCAGGTGACAGTGATGCGGCCTTTCCCCGGCTCATAGTTTTCAATCATCACCCGCACAGGGTCTAAACGTTCAGCGCCGGTAATGGTGAAAGACAGAACATCCATTTTTTCGATAGTGATGCTCATTTGTCGGCCCCCTCGCGCAGCTGCTGGGCATACGCCAGCAATGTTTCGCAGATATAACCAGCGCCATAACATTCGTTTGCAGCCTGCTCCACCCCATCAGCCTTAATCCCGGCTACGATGCGATTGGTGTCGGGGGTTTCCGGCGCATGCATAATTGCGACAAGCATTGCATCATGCATGCAATCCACATCTGAGCACCCAAGAGACTCTGCTGTTTTAAACTCCCGGTACATGTTTTTGAATGCATCCGTTTTGCACCATGCGTTGATGTCCTTCAGCGCCACATTCTCCGCAGCCAGCTGATTAAACGCTTTCGCCAGCTTCAGGAACTTCTGCTCTCTGATCGACGGCTCGCCTGCCGACTCCAGCGACTGAATGAGCTCGTTTACTGTTGAGATGTTCATGCCGCTACCCACTCGATCGCCAGATAAGCCACATACAGGACGGTGACGATTGCCATCCACCCAATGATGTTTGCCACCATCACGAACAGCAGCAGTGACCGCCGACTGTAATTCACGAAATCAAAATCCATACTTACCCCCGCTTACCCGTTTAACTTATTGATTCAATTGATATCAATGAAGATCGTTGTTTTAGAACTCTTCGACCTTCCACCCGCCGCCGGCTTTTGCCGGGAGCTTCGTTACTCCGATGATCCGGAATGGGTACTGGTCGGCGGCGACTTTGGTTTTCACCCTGGCGTCGTCAGTCCAGAACCCCTTCACCTCATGCAATTCCATCTGGCCGTTTGCCAGCATCACGGCGAAGTCAGGCGTGTAGAACGTGTTGTCAGCCAGACGTAGCTTGATGCCTTCGAACCGGTACCAGGCGATTTCCCCGTAGCGCCTACGCAGTTCAAGCTCTTGCGCATACGCCGTTTCGGTTTTGTTCATCTGGCCAGCTTTAAGCCGGCCAAGTGCCTGTAGTGTCTTTCGCATGATTTTTACCTTATTGGTAATTTATAACCATAAACGGATCAATATCAATAGTCTTGCGCATATTTTATTACCTTTTTGGTAAACATTAAGGCGTAAAAAAACGCGCTTCCGCGCTGCGCTGGCTGTCAGGGCGCCGGTCCGCCCCTGAATCCCGGCGGGATCTCGGTATCCGGACGGGATATGGTGTTCACATCTCGCTGCCCAGAGCCGCCTTTCAGCTCGAACAGCCCTTTCCAACCCTTCGCCATGCTCTGCTTCACAATCTGCATCTGCCGTGTGTGGTTGCCGCCAGACAGGTTAATCAGTTCGGTGATTGCTGCCCCCTCGCTCCGTTCAGTTGGCGCGTAGGCTTTAAACCGCATTTCTGACCTGTAGGCCTTCCACTCATCCCAGGCTTCGGCATTGAGCTGTTCAGGATACGGATAAGATTTTTTTGGCTCCCTCCCCCTTGGGGGGTTAGGGGGGATCTTATCTTTTACTTCTTCCTCTTCCTCTTCCTCTGGTAACGCTTTTTGTAACGCAGCCAGCGTTACTTTCTGCGTTTCATTTTTTCGATGTGCTGCAACCCTTCTGTTTGTAAGTGCCCGTTTTTTAGAGCTTTCCCCATTATGGCGCTCAAAGTTGGGGAGAATAAGCTTGTTGCCGTCGTAGGCGAGCCAACCAACAGCGATCAGTGCATCAGCGAATCCTGTAATAAAAGCGATACGGTCAAGCACTCCTTTTGTAACGCTGCCAGCGTTACCGTCAACAGTCTGCTGATCCGCCCATGCCCATATGCGAACGAGCTTACCGAGTACCGCGTCGGGGTCGATATTCAGGATTTCCGCTATCTGGAAAATCTCCGGCTTGTCTGGTGTGATCACCTCGACTTTTATCCAGCTACTGGCCATCCTGCACCCCCATATAAGCGCGAATGAAAGCCGCTGCGGCCTGGGCGTTTATAGCGTTACCATACCCTTTCAGGCGGCCGACGCGGTTGCTGCTTGCCACTCTTGCCACCCCGGGCTCGACTCGTCCCATTCGTGCGGCAGCCCCATCAACCAGCGGGAATGTGCCGGGTTCAACTGGACGCCATTTCCCATCTCGACATAAGAGCCAGTCCGCATCTCGCCAAAAACCGTTAACCTCAAGGGTCCGGTAATCCCCGCGAAGTCCTGAAGACGCTGCTGGGTCTTGCTCCCGTCCTGTCGATAGATGTTCATGGCCGCATCCACTGATGGCGATCGAGTGTTGCTCGTTGTCGGTGTTGGCCATCCCGTCATGAACGCCTGGCGCGGCAGCTGGTCCAGTCGTTCCTTCCCGTCCCGCTGCGCAGTCATTCCCGCCGAGTCTTTCCAGTCGCGCGATGTTGGCGTTACCCAACCCGCCATTCTGGCCGCCCCTCCCAATGTCGATCCCCTGTTCGGCGCATTGGCTGCGGCACCCAGCCCCCTGACCTGGTTGTTGTCGATCGTGGTTGGAGTCGGCCAGCCGGACATCATCGCCGCCGTTTGAATATTCATCCCGCCCTGGCGCCCGGACGTTCCCGCGCCGGTCACTGATGACGCTGTCGGCGTTGGCCACCCAGTAAGCTCGCTCCCTGATGTGCGGCGCGCCGATGCCCGCTGACGTAAACGGCACAAGCCCGAAGGCGTATCCCATTCCTTCCAGGTCAGCTTGTACAAGGTCGAACCATACGTTTGCGTTACCTGCTGCAACCTGTTCGCCAAAGACATGCTGAGGTCTGCGCTCGCTGATGAGGTGGAAGAACTGGGGCCAAAGGTGCCGCTCGTCAGCAAATCCATCTCCTTTGCCTGCCGGGCTGAAAGGCTGGCACGGGCAGGAGCCAGTCCAGACCGGGCGATCGTCAGGCCATCCGGCGAGGCGGAGGGAATGGGACCAGACGCCGATCCCGGCGAAAAAGTGGCACTGGGTAAATCCTCTGAGGTCGTCAGGTGTGACATCTTCAATACTCCGTTCGTCAACTTCGCCCGGGGCAATATGCCCGGCTGCTATGAGGTTACGCAGCCACTGCGCCGCGAATGGGTCGATCTCGTTGTAGTAAGCTGAAGGCGTCATGCTGCCTCCCTGGCCTTTCTGGCTGCTTTCAGACGCTCCGATCTCATCTGCGCCTGCCGGCGCGCGCGCTCGTTATTGCACGTAACGCACTCGCCGCTGATGGTGTATCGCTCGCTGTCATGGCCATGCTTACACGCCTTCCCTGTGTAGAACCTGGTTAGCCCCTGCTCAATGGCCTCTCGCTGGGTAATTCGCTTCATCGACTTGCCCTCTTTCTGCATTTGTCTTTGGTAATTTTGCAGCAAGCCAAAAAAAGATCAACCGTATTTGGATAATTATTACCAGATTGGTATTCAGGGAGAGGCAGGAGCCGCCTGGGGGTGGCGGCACGGGTGAGTTTTGAGGATTAACGTTCGTGGAACCAGAGGACCAGGTCGGATTTTGCGGAGATCCACTTACGGGATTTGCAGGCTTTAAACAGTCTTTCTAACAGAGGTTTACGTGGAATTCTTCTACGGCCAGTCAGGTGAACCTGAATGTAGTGGCTGGTCGTGCCGGCGTCACTTGCGAACTCTTCTCGCTCTGCCGGAGAGAGGTCGAGCCAGCAGCGTTTGAAGTCGAATTTTTGTACATCGCTCATATTTTTTTAGCTTGAAAATCCTTGCGCGTTTCTCATTCTCTGTCAAGCAATTCACCTCCTTGCTCTTGTATTATACCCATCATATCGAAGTTTGTCAATGCGTTTTTGGAAAGTTTACAACCGCTTTTG